CCTTTTCAAGCAAGTGCCGCACCGTTGCGCCCTGCAACTCACCCCACGCTCGCTTTCCATCATCATCTTTGATGGTGAACAAAACGCGCTTGATGTGCTGGATTTCGCTCGGCCTAGCATCAAGAATGGTTTTCTTGAACACATCTTCAATCGGCGTCTGAGGGTCAGACATGCCCTTTTTTTCCAGCAAAAGGCGAGACACAATCGCACGATTCTCGTACTTTTGAGCCTGCCTCTGGCGTTGCAAACGCATAGCCTTGGTGGCCGCACCGCCAATAGGATCGCCAACTTCGTCAATTGAGTTTTTGAGCAAAACAATGAGGCGTTTATCGTTAGGCGCAGCCGCACTGGTTGCAGAAACAGACTTGCGAAATTCCTCTAACTGCCCAAGCGTAGTGTTTGGGTTGGCTACCAGATTGCCAGCCTCATCAACTTGAGCAATACCAAAATTGATGGCGTTCTGACGCGCTACGTCTGTCACTCCAGTCTGATTCGCTATATTTCTAGGTTGACTGTTCATAAAATCCATCACTGGAGTGATGTCAACCGTGGTCTGAGCTTCTGGAGATGCTTTGAACTTGTTGTATAGATCACTGGTCTTACGTTTCTCTGCCTTCCATCCAGCCATCAAAGCATCAACCGTCTTAATGCCGGTGTTGGAATAGTCGCCAGCCTCTGCGCCCGTGTCATCAAGGATTTGATTGAGCTTGGCCAGTGCTGCACGGTTGTTCTCTTGCTGCCGCTCAAGGAAAGGCGCTTGATACTCAGGTGTCTTTGCCTTTTCTTTCTCAAAAGCCAGCAACTCAGGTGATCGCTTGACTTCGCCTTCTGTCAGGCGTAAGCCAGCCATCTCGGCCTCTGTTGCTCGCTGCAACTCCAGAGGCGTCGCCGCAGCACCTACAGAACCACCAGCAGGCGCTCGCCTTCCAATGCCACCCTCACCACCAAGGCCAACCGTCTGCGCTGCTCGCTGGATTGGCGCAGCCATCGTTGCACCAGCCTCTCGAGCAGCTAAAGACACCGCAGGCCGAGCCTGAGATACACCAGAGGCAATCGCACCAGCAGGGCCAATAACCGGCACATACGGAGGCAAAGTCTGCAAGAACTTACCAGTAGCAGCGGCCATCTCTCTAGCCGTTGCACTGCGCGGTTCATACGTTAACGCACGAGCGCCTTCGCCAGCAGCCGCTTGAATCATCTGGTTGGACTGCTCAGTACCAAAGCGCCCAGACAGAATATCGCTGGCCATCTGGCGACCACCGCCAAGCAAACCACCTAGCATGCCACCAGTCGCTCCAGTAACAAGCGTGGCACCCGTCTCAATCGCACCGCCAATACGTTGACCAATGCTAGGCTCAGGCTGTACAGGAGGGGCTGCGGCAGCTTGAGCAGACATGTTCTCCTGAGATTTGGCCATCTCATACGCCTGAGCAACCGTGTTGAACTCAGGCGTGCCTTGCTTGGCCTTGTTCTGGACGATCCAAGCAGCGTATTCGGCAGCGGTAGCCATTAGCGTCCTCCACGCAAAATAGCATCAGCTTGGCTCATGACATTAGCAGCAGATGCAGCACTTGCAGGCTGTGAAGGAATCGGAGGGCCTTGCCCTGGAATCTGTTCAACCATAGCCTCAGTCTGGCCACGATACCGCTTGGAGACATCATCTCCAACCCGCTTGGCAAAGTCAGTGAACGTCTCACCAGCCCTCACGGTGTAGTCGCCTGCAATAAAGTCTCGATTAGCCCGCGTCAGCACGCCTTTGTTGCCTGCCAGCCAATCTACCTTTGCGCCTTCAACGCCAGCGTTGATGTCTTGCAACTTAGCCATACCGCGCATGAATGATGCAAGCGTTTGCGCGTTAGCCGTCTCTGGAGGAAAGCCAGACAAAGCAAGAGAAATATCTTTATCAGTTGCAGGGCCTGGAGGCAGAGACTGAATCGCAGCACTGTTCCTAAGCCTGACGTACTCTTGGCGCAACTGGCTAACATAATCTTGATTGCCAGTTGTCCTTTTGAACCATTCGCCTGCCGTTGAGGCAACACCATAGCCACCGCCCAACTTCTCAAGGTTAGTGGCCAACGCATTAAGTTGCCCGGCTTGTTGTTTGGAAGAAGCGGCAACAACCGCAGCATCATTAACAAGCTTTTGAGATCCAGCAGGAATGGAAGTCAACTCGTTCGAGATTTTTGCGTAACGCTCGGCAATCTGAGATTGAATGTTTTGAGCATCCAATCCAAGACGGGAAGTTCTGTCGCTGATCTGGCTTTGCAGATTCCTGACGTTCCAAGTTCTCTCGTTAAGGTTTGCCTGATTTAATTGATCAGCAAATTTTGCATCGCTGGCGTCTCTGATAGCTTTTGAGTTTGCGCTGCTCAAACTAGCAACAGCCAATGGGCGAGCAAATTCACTAGCAACGCCTGCTTGTTTTGCAGCTTCTGTTGCGGTATCAGCTTCGGCGTTTGCCTTGCGTAATCCAGGCCCAAACAACGCCTCTTGACGCCTTGTTTCTGAGGCTTTGGCAAGGTTTTCAAGCAAAGTCTTGCCTTCTGGAGACGCAGCAACTGCCACACCGACAATCTTAAACGCCGCCGCAGGATCAGTCTCAAGCAATCGCAAGGCAGTCGTGTACGTCTGCTTTTCCTGCGGATCAGTGGTGGTTTCTGCGTATTGCCTGACCAGATTGGAAGCAGCATCAATGTTGCCTGCTTCAACTGCTGACAGAATTTGTTGCCCTCTTGTCACGCTGGCTTGCGCTCGCTCCTTGCCCATCAGTTCAAACTGCTGGCGCATGGCATTGGCTTGCTCTGGAGGAATAAACGCCGAGTAGCGCATCAAATCCTGCACCGTCGGGTTTTCAAGGCCGAAGAATCTCTGTTGCTCTGCTAGCGCGGCTTGCTGCTGCCTAGCTTTGAGTTCAGCTTGGTTGCGCTGCGCCTCAATATCCGCAACAGTAGCCCCAAGCTTCAACCCCTGCACCGCCTGCTCAAAAGGCGATGCAACGTTCAGTGTGTAATTCAGTGGTGCGACCATGATCGTTCCTTACAGACCGGCAGCGCCGCCAGCAATATTCATGGCCGCTTCGTTCTGGAGTGCGTACATCTCATTGGATGAAGGCAATCCTTGACCACCAAACAAAGAGCCAAACGGCGACTGCTGCCCGCGACCAATTTGAAAGCCAGCATACTGAGCCGGGAGGCCAAACAATTGTGCTCGCGCAGCACCAGCGCCCAACGCACCGCCCGCCTGAGCAGCACCCTGCTGCTGAAGCAGGTTGGCGATGTTGGTACCGGATGCCTGTGCGCCTGCGCCTACCCGAGTAGCAGAAGCCTGACCGTACTGGGCAAGACCACCAAGGTTAGCGAACTGCTGCTGGATCTGCTGTTGCAGCAGCGCAGGCCGATACTGCGCCAGAGCCGCCTGAAGATTGCCACCACGCAGCCCACCCGTCGCAGCGGCGTTCTGAAGAAGTGCGTTCTCGCCCTGACGAGCGAGGTACTGAAATCCTGGCGACTGCTCAAGCGCCTGAATAGCAGCCTCTTGTGTACCGGGAGCGCCTAGCCCAAGCAGGTTCTGCTGCGCCTGAAAAGCCCCAGCGCCACCCTGCACATAAGGCGAGAGCAGTTCCTGCATCACATCAAACTGCTCATCAATACCCATCTGGGCAGCTTGGGTCTGCGCCCCAGCGGCGGACTTAGCTGCGCTGCGTTGTGCGCTAGAGGACAAAAGCGCGGAGCCGCCGCCTACAATTGCGGTTACTGGATCAGGCATTTTCAAATTCCTTCATGTACTTGCTGAAGTCCTCGCCGTACAAGCGCATGACTTTGGACGCATTTTCGGTCGCAAACTCCAGCCCTTTGCAGCACTGCACGACCATCAAAACCACATCGTAATAGCCCGCTCGCCACACAAACGACTTAGCGTCATGATCTCGCGCCCGCTCGGCCTCGTTTGCGCCATGCCACTTGAGGATGGCCGCAGCCAACACCGGCAGCATCGTCGCCGAGTGCTGCATGAAAAACGAATTGGCAGGCATAGCGACCAGTGTTTGCCAGATAGCAGCGTTCAGGTCGGCGGGCTTGATGGCATCACCATCAGCCACATCATCAAAAACCTGAATGGCATTCCACAGCATCAACAGCCAGTCAACGGCTGGTGCAGGAAGGTCAAACACCTGTTGGAAGTTCTGGCGCAGCCAGTATTCACAATCGCTCACGGGACTATCCAAGAAGGACGAGTTTGGGCCACTGGAAAGCCCCGGCGCTCAGTGATCGGAATATATCACGCAATTTCCCGACCGGATACCCTGAACGTCAACGCTGAAGCCGCGCTGGCCGATGTGCTGAGAAAGTCACCTGAGTCAAGCACTTGACCAATCAACTCCGGGCACAGATACGTCTCGTTCGGAACAACAGTCTTGGTGTCGATAACCAAGTTGCCGTTATTGGCCGAACCGCCAGAAGTCACCAGATTGACGTTGAACGAAACATTAGACGCGCCCGTGTTCGTCACGCTAACCTTGTCAATGATCGCCTTTACATTCGTCGCGGTGTACTGCGTGGTCTGCGCAGTAGCCAACTGAAGCGGTGCAACCAGAACCTTAGCGATGACAGCCATCACTGAACCCCTTGAATGTTGTTTGCCACGGTCAGAATAACCGACGGCACGCCAGGATGGGGCGCAGTAGCCGGTTCTGCCAAAAGTTGAATCGTTATGTCGTCAACAGAAAACATTAGTTCGACGTAATCGTCAGCGCCCAACTCAAAAAAGAAGTTGAGCGACGAAAATATTTCCGCGTTGTTGCCCTGAATCCTGATCTGACTGCCGCTATCGGGTACATCCACGCCGTTGAGCCTGAACCACATATAGAACAGGCCAACGCCGCCAGCGGTCTTATCCAACTGAAACGATGTGTCGAAATTGTATATACCAGGCGTGTCAACGTAGATACGCGAGGTCGGGCTACCGACGTAGACACCACTGCTCAGGCTCGTCGTATTAAACGTCATGGCGTAGGCAGTGTTGATGACTGCGGCCGTCTGCGTCGTCGTATCGTAGAACGAGCCGTAGCGGGATCGCTTGAACTCCCTCGGCGGCGGCGCTTGCATCAGGAACGACAAGTCCTGACTGATCGCGGTCAATGCGCCGACGGCTTGGTTAACCTTGGCCTCCAGCGCCGCCACCGTGACCTCAAGCGCCTGCTTATGCGCCACAAGGGTGTCCAGTGCTTGGACAGCCTTCTGAGCTGCGTTCTCGCCAGACAGGGCCAAATCATCAAGAGTCGTAGGCTCCAACTGCTCGACATCAGCAAACAGCCGCTCAAACTGACGAATCTGATGGTGATTCTTCAGAAATGACGCGAGTTCATCGCGCGTCAGGTTGAGTTTGTTCGAGGCCATCAGTAGGCCTTCAATTTGAGCCTCCAGACGCACGAACGACAGGTGCGCTTGGCTGTCACCCTTAAACCGCTGCACGCGCCAGTTCCGCATGTTGCCTTGTTGGAACCACACGAGGCGCTTTTGCGTCTGCCCAGTCGTGCCCACCTGGATTGCACGGTCTTGGCTCCACGCCTGACCGTCGTAAGAGTACGAGGTGCTGATCCAGGGATTAGTTCCAAGCGCTACGCGGCCAGTGAGCGCCACGAGTTCAATCTGATGGAAGAGCGCACCGTTGCCCTTGTTATACACGATGGTGGTGCCAAACTCCCAGCGCACCGTATCACCCCAGTGCGTAGAGATACTGTCCACGCAGTAGCCCATCTTACTGCTGGTTGGATCTCCGACCATCCACTTGTCATATGCCCAGACAAAGTTGCGAGCGCGGTACTGAGAGTAGCCGTCAATGCTGCTAGTCAACTCAGACCAGACCTGCTGCTGGAGCGCCTGGCTCGATGCAGCGTCGTAAACTAGCGTGCGATTGGGCAGATGGACATAAAGCAGTTGCTGCGCCTTCAGGTTACGAGCTTCAAGTTTGACTTGAGCTAATTGCGCAGTTGTGTAAGTGGCAAGGATCTCATCGACCTCTTGCGTACTGATTTTGTTGGCTATGGCGTTAGTACCGATATAGATGCCGGGCGCTTCATTGCGGCCACCACCCATGAAAGCCAGCGCCTCCATGAACACGCAGCAAGCCTGAGTGCCGATGGCACCTTTCTGAACCTGCGCCCCTTCAATGACTTGAAACGGGAACGGCACGCTGCTTGTGATGCTCTCGTACACCTCTATGGTGTACTGGTTGAGCGCATAGACCTCGTTCCTGAGCCGGATGATGGCAATGATCGGATCAGGGTCGGCTACAGGCTCAATATACGCAAACGGCTCAATGGTGAACGGATCTCCTACATTGGTGCAAAATAACTTGAAGCCATCGGTGATCATGAAACGACCGTCGATGAAGCAAAAATCAAGAACATACCCAACTGGAGGAACGGTGGAATAACTAGCAACAGCCAGCGTCGTGCCGTCCCAGAAATAGATGTTGCCGTTAGACACGATGCCAAGATGGTCGAAGGAGTAATCCATCACGACCAGCCCTGTCGATCCTCCGACATCGCCCAGAATGGTTAGTACGTTCTCGTCAGAGATACTGACCAGTTTGCTGCCCATCACGCGGTACATCACGCCATTCCACAGGATGCCACCGCGATCCACACCCGGCCCTGTCAGGATCTCGACAAGCCCGTCAGCAGGCCGCAGGTAGCCAGAACTGATGCCCTGCGTCTTGGGCACAGGCATCATGTTCACAGGATAGCTGCTGCGAAGGTCTGGGCCTTGGTCAGTGTAGATGCCGCTGACGATGGGAATCTGCATGAGTTACCACTTCACCTTGTCCGCCCAGTACGCCGCGCTCATCTTGCCCTTGGCAATGTTGGATGCGTGGCGGGCCTTGAATGCTTTGTTCCGGGCAGATCCGTCAGG